AGGGGGGGAGAGGGGAAGGGGGAAGGAGAGTAGTGAGGGGGGGGGGGGTGTTTACGGAATTATCTGCTTGTCTTTGGCAAAAAAAGAGAGGGCTTTTGTGGAATGAAGAACCGTATTTCGCCGATTTAATACCTGTTATATTCATTTTTACATTTGTTTATTCGATTATTCTATATGCTTTTTCCAAAGCATATAGAATACAGCATACTGATTATCAATAACATAACAAAAACCATATTCCAGAGGTGATAGAGGAGTGATAGAGGAAAACGTCTTGTATCACTGTCTCTGACGCTTGAATATTAATAGCTACAACCTTTGGAGTGATGGAGTGATAGAGGATTTGCAGAAAACTTCATATGTAGATCACAACCCTGGAAAATTTTGATGCGGTTGTCCTGAAAATGGCAGGAATATGCCAAATTTTGAAGAACGCCCCGGTTATGATCCGCGTGACCTACTACGGGTATCCTCCAGCCCGATGTTGCTCTCTCGGACAGTTCCAATATTCAGGCAATAAGATAAACCGGAAGCATTTTCAATAGACAACTCCGGAAAAATTGTCAAATCTTCTCGCAGTCGCATTATGGTTTGCGTCATAGATTTCTTTATCGCTCGGTTTAGCTGCCTATTTTCTTCTGTCGATTCATCTTCGCTCAAAGGCCGCCCTAACACATCATTACAAAAAACAGGATAGCTGACAGTATGATCCGGTGCTTCCCAAAAACAGATAAAAGCACGTAAACGGTTTCTTGCCAAAAAAACTTTATGATCCCGATCTTTCAATTCTCCCGTTTTCTAAAAGAAAATAATAGGATAAAGAGCAAAAATAAGCGAATTTGAGTATTCTCACTGACTGTCAGAGAGTTTGGCTTCAAGTGGCACAGAACGGCATAAGGTCGGGAAAACGGATTTAGGCAGATTGCAGCAACAGATGCACTTCCAAACCATTACCCGACACAAAATGCACATTTAACTCTAACAGGCTCTATTTCTGTGTTCTGCGTAGGTTTACATTCTGCCTTTACAACTCCCATAAACTAATTTTGCACCAAACAAAAAGAATGATTATGCGGAGCACTTTCAAGACAGTCTTCTATGTAAACGGAAGCAAGGAAAAGAACGGAATTGTCCCCATCATGGGACGGGTTACAATCAACGGGACTATCGCACAGTTCAGTTGCAAGCAGCGCATTTCAAAGGAACTTTGGGATGCCAAGGGCAACAGGGCGAAAGGCAAGAGCCGTGAGGCGGTGGCGGTGAACTATGCCCTTGACAACATCAAGGCGCAGATAACAAAGCACTACCAGCGGCTTTCCGACCGTGAGGCGTTTGTCACCGCTGAAATGGTGCGCAATGCCTACCAAGGTATCGGCACAGAGTATGAAACATTGTTGCGTGCTTTTGACAAGGAAAACGAGGCGTTCGCCAAACGGGTGGGCAGAGACCGCTCCAAGCGCACGTACCAAAAGTATTTGATTGTCCGCAAATACGTAGCGGAGTTCATAAAGCGGAACTACAAACGGACGGACATGGCAATGAACGAACTGACGGAGGACTTCATCCGTGACTACTGCCTGTACCTGCGAAACGAAGTCGGGCTGGCGCAATCATCCGTGTGGATATACTCCATACCGTTGAAACATATCGTCACCACGGCACACTACAACGGCAAGATACCAAGAAACCCGTTTGCGATGTACCACGTTGACCCCGACCACAAGGAGCGTGGCTTTCTGACGGAGAACGAAATTCAGGCATTAAGTACAATCAAGCTGGACAATCCCAATTTCGCATTGGCAAGAGACCTGTTCCTGTTCGGTTGTTGGACGGGCATCTCGTTCACGGACATCAAGAACCTGACCACCGACAACATCGTTGAAATGAACGGTGCATCGTGGATTGTGTCGAAACGCCAAAAGACGGGTGTACCGTTCCAAATCAAGCTGATGGACATCCCCATGCAGATAATCAAACGTTATGAGCCGTTCAGGAAAGATAAGCGGCTGTTCAACATTGGCTCGCTTGACATGGTGAACAGACGCATCAAGAAAATAGCCCAAAGATGCAGCATCGAAAAGCCGATTTCATTTCATCTTGCCCGCCATTCATTCGCTGTTTTGGCATTGAATTACGGTATGCCGATAGAGAGCGTGAGTAAAATTCTTGGACACACAAATATTACCACGACGCAGATTTACGCGAAGGTGACTAACAAAAAACTTGAGAACGACATATCCGCTTTCGAGAGCAAGGTAAGCGGGCGTTTCGCCATATAAACACATAGCCTATGAAACGGACAATAATCACGATGGATGAGTACGGCAGGGTAGCCGTACCGTCCGATGCTGCCAACGTATGGATGAGTGAAATGGAGTTGATAAAGCTGTTTGATGTAATCGCCCCTACACTCCGTGCCTCCATACGAGCCGTGTACAAGAGCGGAGTGTTAAAGCCTTATGAGGTAGAAAGGCGTATAAAGCTGACCAACGGATATTATTTGGAAACCTATTCCCTTCCTATGGTCGTGGCACTTGCTTTCCGAATTGATACACCGAGTGCGTCAAGTGTACGCAATGCCCTGCTGGAAAGGCTATGCTTGCGAAAAGAAAGGCAAATTTTGTTGGTTTCAATGGGCAGCAAACCCTCATGCGGATGTTAGATTGTGCGCCTTGTAAACTTTTACAGCCTGTTTTCGAGCGGTTTAACCTGATGTGGTGTCGTAATGACATCAATAAACCTATAAACCAGCATATCCATTTGCCAACGAATATCTGCGGCAACCCATTTGCCCGAAGAAGTGCGGTTTTGCTTCTTCGGGCTTTTTCTTTTCGCCTTTTGGTGGCTGATATTGCCCGTTCCGCTGCATTTTCTTATCCGTCAGGTTCTTTTGCGCCGTTCTGCATCGTTTTACGTATCAAGGTTTTAACCGTCCTGCCGTAGCTTTGCAACCATGTTTAATCCGCTTGCCGACAAGGTGTCGGCGGCACTAAAATCTTATTGAAAACATGGAGAAAAAAGAAGAATTCATTAGAGTGGGCACAACGCTCTACAAGATTGTGGACCAGCCTCGTATTGACGGCGGCTATGTGAGGAAACGCATCGCATGGAACTCCGAGACCTTGCGACAGGACTACGGCAAGGACTATATGGCGAGCGTCCCCAAGTATGACGGCTTCTGCACCGTACCCGACCATGTGGACTACAAGCCCGTAGTCGGCAAGTTCCTCAACCTCTACGAACCGATAAGCCACCGACCGCAGGAGGGTGATTTCCCCTGCATCCGCTCTTTGGTGGAACACATCTTCGGAGAACAGTACGGGCTGGGCATGGACTACCTGCAACTGCTCTACCTCTATCCCATTCAGAAGCTGCCCATCCTGTTGCTCGTGTCCGAAGAGAGGAACACGGGCAAGAGCACGTTCCTGAACTTCCTGAAAGCAATATTCCAAAACAACGTGACATTCAACACCAACGAGGACTTCCGCAGCCAGTTCAACTCCGACTGGGCTGGCAAGCTGCTCATCATGGTGGACGAGGTGTTATTAAACCGCCGAGAAGACAGCGAACGGTTGAAGAACCTCAGCACCACGCTATCCTACAAGGTGGAGGCGAAAGGCAAAGACCGTGACGAGATAGGCTTCTTCGCCAAGTTCGTGCTTTGCTCCAACAATGAGCATCTGCCCGTCATCATTGACGCAGGGGAGACACGCTATTGGGTACGGAAGATTGTGCCGTTACAGAGTGACGATACCGACTTCCTGCAAAAGCTGAAAGCGGAGATACCCGCTTTCCTACATTTTCTGCAACACAGGCAGCTGTCCACCGGGAAGGAAAGCCGCATGTGGTTCAACCCGAAGCTGCTGGAAACGGATGCCCTGAGGAAGATAATCCGAAGCAACCGCAACCGGCTGGAGATTGAGATGGCGGAACTGCTGCTTGACATCATGGCGAAGATGGAGGTGGAAACGGTGTCCTTTTGCCTGAACGACATCATTCCCTTGCTCGTCTGCTCGCAAGTCAAGGTGGAGAAGTCACAGGTTCGGAAGGTGGTACAAGAGTGCTGGAAGCTGACACCCGCGCCCAACGCTCTTACCTATACCGCCTACCAATACGGTGGCAATGACCGTTACCAGACCCGAAGAAGCGTGGGCAGGTATTATACCGTTACGAAAGAACTGCTGGAAAGGCATTGATATTCTGTTGAATTGTTGAATAAGGGTAATAAAGTATTGGTATATAAGAATATGCAACCTCAACAAACCGCCAACAACACACAGCGGCTGATGAAAAGAAGAAGCAACGGCATATCACTCCAACCTCATCTTTTCTTTTCGCATCCGTTTGTTGGGCGGCACGCTTTTGTTGAGAGATTGTTTAGAGTGCATTTTGAATATATCAAGATGTTATATATCAATTTCAACAGTTCGACGCTTTTTTACCCCTCAACAAGTCCACTGGGAAAATGGCAGGAGTAAACACCGCCATCCGCAGGCTGGTCGGACGGACTTCCATCCTGCCGACCGACAGGGGAAAGCCGATGTCGCTGGCGAAAAGAAAGGCATCCGAAAGCCGCCGACACCGCCGCAGGCTTTTGGGGAACAAAAAGCCATAGCTCATTAGGGCGTTTTCTTCACGCACCGCTTCGCTCATGCTAAAAACACCCTAATGAGGCAACAGGGACGACACCCCCCCGGCCACACCCCCCCCCCCCCCCCCGCCCGCCC